CTTTAATAACTCTGCTTAAGACAAGTGTGTCTAGCACCTCTGCCTGTGTCTCGAATGTAGGGTAAACCTTTTCGATGGCAGGGATGTCAAAGTTAATAATGTTATGACCAATGATGGTGTCTGCTTTGTACAGCATGTCCAATCCCTGCTCTACGTCAGCAGGTGGAAAGCTAAAGACTTCGTTAGTGTCGATGTCTTTAAGTACTATGCAGTGTATTTGAGTTAATGTGTCTAGAAGGCCGTCTGTCTCTATATCAAAGACTAGCCTCATATATATTTATCCCTTCTTATTTTGTTAAGTACAGATTCAAACCAATCTATTAATTTTTCAGGAGTGTATTCTCTTTGGTATTGTGTACATCTTGTTGTACCTGCTACATTTCCACAGATTGACCTTCTTTTACCTTTTTCACATAGATGTATAGAGGTGTCTTTTATTGGTAGCTCAGGTAGTTGATCTCTTGATATACCCACAATGTATAACTTTGTGTTTTTATGAGCTACATGTCCAAAATCATACTGGTCAACATCTACGGTAAAACCACCATATTCATCAACAAGCATACCGTTAGGAAGTTCCTTAAATATTTTAGAGTTTTTAGGATGCTCAAGTATACCACCCACATTCCTGATCTTATCCAATGACCAATATACAAGCTCTTTCTCACCTTCTCTTGTATTATGTGCCATATGAGATAAATTACCCCAAGACCTACATGGTGGATGGCATACAGCAGGTTCTTTTCCATTGTATGAAGTAGCATCTCTTTTTATATCGTAGACTTCCCAATTAGGTCTTTTTTTGTAAGAGCTATCCTCACGGCAAAACAAAGCTACATTCATCTATTATCACCTGATCCAGTTAACTTAGATCTGTTTCTTCTAGAGCTGAGTTTATCTAAGTTACCCTCAGCTATCTCTGACAGGTCAAACTCCAGTTCCTCGGCAATCATTGAGATGTACCAAAGGCAGTCACCAAGTTCTTTTGATATCTCTGTCTTAGTTTCTAGGGGTAAGTTCCTGAGAGGCAGCTTAGTGTCTCTCATGATCTTCTTGACTTTATCAGCGACCTCACCACTTTCAGATAACAATCCCAGTACAGGGTAAATCACGTTGTTGTCGTCACTGAGGTTCTCTTTATAAATGGCAAACTTCTTTGCCTCATGCTGATAGTAATCTAATGATAGATTGTTCATCGATTAGTACTCCTTCTAAAACTTGGTTCCTGTTCTTTCAATGCCCTTGGATCATCGACAAACACATCCTCTAATGGATCTGTAACGACCACTGCATTCTTTTTGATATCTTTAAATATGTTACGGACATGAACGGCACTGGACTGCCTTGATCCTCTACAGTCGTAACAAATCTTAGGACTGGTTCTAGCGTGTCTAACCTTCTTAAGAGGACTGCCACACTCGTAGCAATTCTCATAGTTCTCTCGTTGCACAACTTGATGCATACTTCTCTCCTTTTTAATTAAGATTCCTGGTGGTTTTTAGGATACTCAGAATATCTCTGACTGAGGCAAAAGCCTTCCTGTGTCTCGGTTGTAGGAGACACCACCTGCATGGCCTACTTCACCTGTAAACCTATTTTTTAGTACATGTATGAAACGGCTATCACCGTCACTGTCTTCAGGGTCAACCTGTAAGCTCAGGCATATGTCACTCAGTTGAGCAATGGCATGTGAGCCTCGTAACTGACCTAGTCTAACCTTGGCTCCATCCTCATGGCCTTTGTCACCCTCAGGCCGTCTAAGGTGAGACACAAGTATAAGACCTATGTCTAACTCTTGAACTAACGTCCTGAGCTTAGTCATGGCACGGTCAATCATCTTACGTTCATCACCGTTGTCCATACCTGAGATCATAATTGATATGTGGTCGAGGATGATCCACTTAATGTCCAAGGCCTTAGCCATGTACTGGATCCTTTGACATATTAACTCTACGTCTGAGGAGCCGAAGTGATCATATAGAAACACCTCAGCCTTATCCTTAACCATACTGTCATAAGCCAAGTTCACCTCTTCTTGGTTAGCTAGTGACCTATCGACAGTAATGTTCTTAGACATGTGAATACCGACTAAACCAAGCATGGTTCTACGGTTACTTTCCTCAAGCATAATCATACCTATCTTCTCACCACTTTGGTGAAGTGCATAGGCAATCTCACGAACTAAAGTTGACTTACCAATACCACTACCTGCACAGACCGTGACAAGCTCAGAAGTCCTGAGACCCTTTGTAATGTCGTTAAGTCGAGGGTAGGGGTAGCTAACAAGTGACTGCTCATCTTCTCGGAGCATCTCAGACTTTAAGTCATGAGACCCTATGATGCCATCAGGTCTGAATGACCTAGCCTGAAAGATAGCCGTGATGATTTCACCTGCCTTACCCTTCATAAGACACTCGTTGGCATCTTTGTAGGGTAGGTTAGCTAACTTAACTTTACCAACAGGTAACAGCTCTGCTGCGATGTGAACTGCTTTTTGACCTGCATCATCCATGTCGAACATTAAGATTATCTCATCGAAACCGTTGATGTAATCCCAGTTCTTCTTGATGCTTGAGGCTGCAGAAGCTGCACCTGTCGGTAAAGATACCGTTGCCCATTTATGATCCTGTACCTGAGAAATTGTCATTGCATCTATTTCACCTTCAGCAATAACTAACTTCTTTCCTGTAGACCACAAATGTGAGCCATATAAAGTCATTCTACTTGCATCACCTATGATGCTAAAGTTCTTATTCTTATCCCTAACCTTCTGAGCTATGGCCTTACCGTTCTTGTCTCTGTAAACGGCAAGCTCTAAGTCTTTATGGCATAGGTAGCCAAACTTCCTACAAGTCTCCTCATTCAGTCCTCTGTGTCTGAGGCTTTTAACTTCACCCTTGAGTAATTCTTTTTTGAAGGTATTACTTTTTGGCTGTATTGTTTTGAGATCAACTTTTTGGAGTGAGGGTTGGGTGGTTTTATTACACGAGTAACAGTGGGTGTGTCCGTCATCGTAAACTCCTAAGGCATCGGAAGAACCACAGTCGTTGCATGGTTCTTTCCTCAGCTCTACTGATTTGTGTGCCTCCATATTTATCTCCTTTAGATTAAGTCACCATGCATCCCCATCTGAGGTGGGTAGCCTTCCTTAAGCCACTCCTCAGGTATGGTGCGATGGGCAAACTTAAATCCATTTGCTCTGCAAAAGTCTGCATATGTAGTTTTAGATCCCTTGTAGATCTTTGAGTTTTGATTTGAGAATACAAACCTGATATCTAACTCAGGGTGCTGTTGTTTAATCAATAGATGTTTCTGTCTATCGGCAGTAACAAAGCGACCCTTAGTTTCGATATAAAAAAAGCCACCGATCTTTGGTAGCTTGAAGTCAGGAGTGTATGTGCTTTGCCGAGGGGGGTGGGTGTATTGGATCTTATCAGTTTCATAAAAGACTTTTAACTCAGCCTTTGTAATCTGTTCACTAATCTTATCCTCTAACCCTGACCTGTAACCTCTAACTAAGGCACCTCTAGAAATTGTACGAGGAGGCACCTGTTTCATCTTCCTTTTCGTTTTCACTGGAACTTTCATCTTCAAACTCCTCGGCTACAAAGCCATCGTCTTCAGCCTCAAAACCATCCATGCCTCCACCGACTTGCGATACTGGCTCAATGATTTGAACTTTAGTTAATCTTAATGAAATGCCGTTGTTACCAGTCACTGTGTAAGGACTAACAACACCACCTATCTTGATTACTGATCCACCAAAGATGTTAGGTGGGTTAGTGACGACCTGACCCTTTGAATCAAAGAACTTAGGTTGGAACTTAGACTTAGCAATGATAGCCATCATCCCAGTTTCCTCATCAATCTTGTAAGGCATCCTAGCTCCACTAGCCTTCTTACCAAATTCATCTGAGGCAATCTGAGTTAGCTGATCCATAAGACCCTTAGCCTGATCCTGAGGAACCAGTAAGTTTGTTTTAAAGACACCATCAGGATCAAACTGAGTGTCTGCTTTGTTCAACCAAGGGTACTGAGCAGTTCCCTTATGTGTCACGAATGTTTGTCTTTTCTCTGCCATTTGCAGTCTCCTTGTTGTTGGTTGTTGTTATTTGATATTCAGAAACATCTATACCGAGTTGCTCTGCCTCTTCTAAAACGTGCTTGGGTATCTCTTGGCCTTTTTCATGGCAAAGATGAGCGATCCCAAGCACCCTTTCTCGTGGGTGCATGAGTTAACCTTTCTTAAAGTTGGTTTAGTAGTTTCTCAATGGGTGGACACAGAGATTTAACAGAAGCAATATCGACTGTCTTTTATGTCGCTTAAAACAAGTTTGCCCTTCTTGGGGATTGAGGGTAGGTCTACCTTAGAGGCATCCTCAAACTGTTTTATGTTGTAATTTAAAACCGTCTGATAAAGGCAAAAGTTATCATAAATCTCAATAAAGGAACTTCTGATGATTTCATACAGTTTTTGAGTGTCTGCAGCAGTGGTTGCAAAACTGTCATGGATCAGGAAATAATCTTGTATATTCTTCTGTAATCCATTTAAAACAGTTAGCAGTAAGTGAGCTGCATCCATCGAGTGAATCACGTTAGGTGATACTGCCGAGGCTGACTTAGCCTTATCAACAGTCCTAAGTGGTTTATCTCGTAGTGATATCTGACTACGGACATTCTTAAACAAGGTTCTGTCATAAAGGTAAACCTTGATCTCCTTAGTGGTAAACTTCGTGTAACTTTGTACAACAGGAAAGCCAACAGGTGTCGTCCACCTCATGTGCTTATTCTCATGAGCAAGTAACCTAGCTAAAGTCTTGAAGAACTTCATGCCTTCAGAGGCACCTGTAATAACTTGATTGACTGCCTTCCAATTAGCCTTTGCCAAATAGTTAGCTGCAGCAAACCCCTGATCGTCACCAAATGGGTGTTGGTCGTATTTACCTGCTAGTACATCGTCAGCTAAAGGTCTCATAGTGTCTTCAATAATTTGATCTTTAAATCCAAACACCTCACTTGAGTAACCAAATGTCATGACGTTACGTTTGACTAGCTTACGGTTAACACCAAACTTAAGCCAGTCTCTAGCCATCTTGTCATCACTAGATGTAAACACCTTTGATACTGCATCGGCAACCTCCTGATAAACATCCTGAGGCATAGAGTTCGGCACTAGGTTAACCAGTGATCCATCTCTCTCCTGTTTACTAGCTGCTGAATAGTGTTGAATACCACTGTTACTACCGTCTAGTGATATAGGCAGTCCACTTGTGGATCCTTCACCCTCAACTAAATACTTAAAGTAGGCCTGACATGCAGCTAGAAAGCTAAATGGTTTATCTGCTTGAGACCAATAATCAAAAGTAGACTTATAGTCCTGAGCTACCTCGATAATCATCTCAGCATTATCATTAACCCACTTGATCCTATCTAACATAGGTTTCTTAGATACCTTGTCAAAGTCACCAGTGTTGGCCACTTGTATGGCTATCCAATAAAATGCCTTGTCATCGACCTTCTTTTCATTGGCAAACTCAAACATAGCCTTTATGTGTTCGTCACGGTGGTGGGAGAAGTGAGGTATCGGATAGATACGTCCACGGTGGCAGAAGTTATGAGGTAGGTAGAATTGGTCGTACTCCATTAGCTCCTTAGCAACTTTAAGGTCTTGTACCATGACTGACCTCTGACCGTCAATCTGTCTGTTTTTAACGACAATATTCTTATTCTTAAGCCTGATACCCTTTTTCTGTTCATCAGTAAGGCTATCGAAGTCGTCAACTTTGTCAGGTTTCTCGATGTATGCCCTAGTC